GATCCAGAGATGGTAGAGATAATGAAGGAAGAAAAAGAATGGTTGAAGTCTGCATTTGAAACTGCTGTTGATGAAGAGAAGAAGTGGGCAGAGTATTTGTTTAAAGATGGTAGTATGATAGGGTTGAATGAGAAGCTTCTATCACAGTATGTTGAATGGATTGCTAACAAGAGAATGAAAGCAGTTGGATTGGAACCAATTTATGATATATCATTAAGGAATAATCCATTACCTTGGACACAACATTGGATTAGTTCTAAGGGTTTACAGGTAGCACCACAAGAGACTGAAGTAGAGTCTTATATTGTTGGTGGTATTAAACAAGATGTTAAGAAGAACACCTTCTCAGGATTTAAATTATGAATGAACAAATGAAAAAAGACCTCCCAGATTGGGAGAGTGAGTATGATATGACGATGAATGATGGTGACAGAACCGATAGGGAACAAGAAATTCTTGAAGGATCTCCATTAAAATCACATGAAGGTATGATGTATGGTAGGATGTATGCTGACTGGAAGAAGAGGAAAGGATATGAGTGATGAATTTAGTATTGATATTGATAAGGCATTAGAGAATGCCAAGAACACTGATCACATAGGTTTTGACAACCCCAGACTTGATGGGTTGGAGTCAGTTAAACAGGCAGTTACTAATTGTATTGACTTAGCAGGTTTAGATAAGAAGTTGATGAGTAATATAGCAGATGGTGAGTGGAATGAATACTACACACAGAACTCAGTTGGTAGGAGATCTAAGAAGATAGTCATAGAGTACGATATAAATACCAATTAGGAAACTGTCTACTAGGTATGAAAACATATAAAGAGTTTATGCTAGAATGTACTCAGTTAAATGAGGGAGGTTTAGCAAGACAACTTAGTAAGGCTAAGACTAAAACCACTGGTCACATTTCTGCTGATCGTGGTAGTAGTGAGTCTAAGAATCGTGGCAAAAGAAAAGGTCTTGAGAAGGATCTTAAGAAGAAAGGCATGGGATATAAGAAGACTACTGGTAGTTACAAGTATGATGACGGATCTACTGGTAAAGAAGTTTCTTATTCTACAACACCTGCTAAGGGTCAGAGTAAAAGAAACTTTGGTAAGACTATGAGACGGTTGGGTCGTAAGCACGGACAAGAATCTGTGATTACTAAAAAACCAGGTAAGTCAGCTAAGTTACATGACACACAGTCTAAGAAACCAAGTAAGTCTGTTAGTCTAGGTAAAGAAAAACCAGGTAAACATCCAAAAGGATCTGGTCAGACAGGTGAGAAGAGAACAAGAGGAACTAAACTATCCAAATCCAACAAAGACAGGAACATGCATTATGGTTGATTATGATGACTCCAATTGGAGAGAAGAATACAAAGGTTATACCTCTAGTAGGTATGAACTAGATCTACTTGAGAATGGTCCTAAGAGTCTATCTCAGTCATGGATGATGGGTGCATTGCATAACAAGTGGAAGAAGATGAAAGGATATAAAGATCCAGAACCACCTAATTGTCAGAGCAGCATGAAGGAATGGGAGCAGAGTGTTAAAAAGTATGATCAATCTAATTAATGAATCTTTAGTCTTCCAAGTTGGAGATGAGCATGTAGAAGGTACAGTTCAGTTTGGTGATATATTATGTGTAGTGGTGGACAATTTTTATGAGAATCCAAAACTAGTAAGGGATCTAGCTATGTCTATCCCACCTACTTCTCATACTCATAGGGGATCATATCCTTCTATTATGATCAATGCTTCATATGATCTGAGACCTCTTACTAAAACATATCAAAAATATATTCAGAAATATTTTCCTAATCTTCAGACGGATGATTATATTGCTCAGAATTTAGATCAAGCTACCTTTATGGTTAATGTTATGCAGAGTGATGGTAATGAATACTTACCACCACACATTGATAATCCATCAGGGGTTAATTTTGCAAGTAGTATCTATCTCAATCTTCCAGAAGAGTGTTCTGGTGGGACATCCTTTTTTGATAACGATGGTAGCTACTTAGGGTATGTAGAAATGAAGTTTAATAGGATGGTATTATACATTCAGAATGTACAACATACTGCTCGTATGGAGTTTAATTCTTTCGTTGGTGGTAATTATAGACTTAACCAACAATTCTTTATCTAAATATACATGGGACTAATTATAAAAAGTCATGATTAGATTTGGAAACTTTCTAGAGCAAGCACCTCCAGAGAAGGAGGTAGAAAAACCTGATCCAAAACAAAAGAGATTAAACATGATCAAGAGACAGGTCTTGATGAAGAAAGTACAGGCTGTCAGACAGGGTGGTGCTGAAGATATTACTGCGTCTCATGAACCTGAAGGTAAACTAGTAGAAGGTGATGTACATTCAGGACAAGGTGAAAAGATTCAGAAGAGAACTAAAGCATGGATGGATAAGAAGGGACAGAAAGGTGCTCCTGGTTTAGATGCAATGAAAGCAAGAACTGCAGAGCACAAAGCAAAGCGTGGTGTTAAAGAAGAAGTAGTTGATGAAAGTATTGGTGATCAAGTACGAAAAGGACTTAAGCGTCATAAGGATGCTGTAGAGAAGAAGAAGATTAAGAATAGAAAGGCAGTGCCTTATGCAGCATTAGCAGCAGAGCATCAACCAGAAGGTGAGATGGTAGAGCATCATCAAAAAGATAAGGATGGTAAAGTTATAGAGCATGAGGATACTGCACCTTGTTCTGTTGAAGAAGAACTTTCTAGGAGAAGTAAACCATCTGCTAAAGCAAAGATGGCAAAGTTGGATGCTGTATTAAAGCGTAGAGAAGATAAAAAGATAGCAGAAAAGCAAGCACTTAAGAATGAAGGGTGGTTAGGTAAGAAGAAGGAGGAGAAGAAACCACAGAAGGCAATGGATGCTGGTGCTAGAGCAAAGAGAAAGTTACAGAGAAAAGAGTATGCTGCTAAGGTATCTGGTAGTGAAGATAATGTACCTGATGAAATGAGAGAAGGTGTTGGTAGAGCATTGGGTGGTGCTGCTAGAGCAGTAGGTGGTGCTGCTAAGAAGACTGTTGGGTATGCTGCTAAAGCTGCTGGTGGTATAGTTGGTCAAGCACATGCTAGTTATAATGATTCAACTGGAAAGCATAAACCAAAGATAGATCTATCTAAGTCAAAGAAGAAACCAACAACAGGTGGTTTAAGTGCTGCTCAATCTCAAGCAGAGACAGCAAAGAAAGCACGATTGGATGCTAGAAAGAAAGCAATTCAAAAGATTAAAGATGATAGAAGAGAAAGGGCAACTACTATAATGACAGCAGAGAAAGCTGCTAAGAAGGTGAAGAAAGAGGGTGAGGACAAGAAGTTTAAAGCAGATTCAGGGAAACCAATAGTTGCTGAGTTTGTAGATCATCTATGGGAAGCAAAGAAGTGTCCTAAGTGTGGTAAAAAACCACATAAAGGTGCTTGTAAACCGTGTTAAATGATTATTATTTTAGATGATGTAGTCCGTGACCTTGAATCTGATTTTAATTACTCCTTAGACTGGTGTGATTTAGATCAGGATCATAAGCATAAAGATTTGTGTTTATCATTTGTTGATATTGCTAGAAAATATTTTAATTTAGATCAATGTGTTGGTTATGAATGTTGGAGTCAGACTAATAGTGCTCCTACTGATTGGCATTATGATAAGGATGAAGACCTTGCTGCTAAGGGAACTTTAAGTTTTCCTTTATGCTCAATGGTTTATTATGTGCATGTAGATAAGTTACAGGGTGGACAATTACATTTAGAAAATGATATAATAACACCAAAGAAAAATAGATTAGTTATTTTTTCTCCTGGAATTTATCATGGAGTAAGTCCATATCAGGGTGAAAGAGTTTCTTTTCTAGTTAACCCTTGGGATAGGAGACTAAATAAATTGTATGACAATTAAGATTATGGGATGGAAACCTCCACAAAGACCAGCGTGGCTGAAAGCTTATATGAAAATGCCTGGACATATAAGGGTACAACTTTTTTTACTGACGATATTGGCGACTTCTTCGGTTTCGTCTACTGCATTACTAATCTCCAATCGGGTAAGAAATATATCGGACGCAAATACTTTTGGTCAAAGCGTAAGCCTAGAGGTGGTAAGAGAAGGGTTACGACTGAGAGTGACTGGAAGAAGTACTACGGAAGCTCTGACCAACTTAAAGCAGATCGAAAGTTACTTGGGAACTCCTGCTTCAAGAGAGAGATCTTATCACTCCAACCAACAGCAGGTAAAGTAAACTTTGAAGAGACAAGACAACTGTTTCTTAATAATGTCCTGACAGAGAGCTTGACGGACGGCACACCTGCCTATTATAATAGCAACATCCTCGGTAGATACTACCGTAAGGATTATTATGATCTTTAATACTTTTATTCACTACTTTCATTCTTTGATAGATCCTCCTAATGTGGAGGAACTATTAAAGGCTGCTGAAAATGCAGAGTTACATGAGCAACAATTCTTTGCTTGGAAGAATGATTGTGAAATAGAAGTTGAGAGGTTAGCGTTTGAAAGTATGGGTCATGAAATTCTTGGTCCTACAATAGATGCATTCTTTTCTCAATTACCTCCAGTTCCACCAGACACTATTAACATTAGAGTCCATGAGATTTGGAGAAGTACTTATACGAGAGGATGTTTCCAAGAGATTCATGACCACCTTCCGCACCATCTTTCTGGTGTTCTTTTTCTAGATGATCACGAAGAAAATTGTGGAAGGTTTTATTTTCATCACAGACATTACTCTGAACTTACTCAAGAATGGAAAGAACTTTACTTTCCTCAGAGTAGAATGTATATACCAGCAAAGAGAGGTCAGGTACTTCTTTTTCCATCACATATGATGCATGGTGTAACTGTTCATAGATCTGATAAGATACGCAGAACTGTAGCATTTAATATAAACTTAGAACTAAATAAACGAAATCATTCTAACAATGAAAATCTTTCTTGATACTGCTGATGCAGATGTAATCCGTAAGCATTTTGATACGGGTATAATTGATGGAGTTACAACAAATCCTACTTTAATATTGAAGAGTGGTAGAGATCCTGAAGAGGACTACCAAGAGATTAAAGATATTGGTGTAGAAGATATCAGTATGGAGATTGTAACTGATGATGTTGATACCTTTGTATCTGAGGGTAGAAGACTCAATGAAAAATATGGTAGTGTAACAACTATTAAAGTACCTTGTACTGTTGAAGGTCTTAAAGCTTGTAAGATTCTTACTGATGAAGGTATTAAGGTCAATGTAACTCTTATCTTCTCTCAATCACAAGCAATACTTGCTGCTAAAGCAGGTGCTACATATGTTTCACCATTTGTAGGTAGAGTAGATGACAATTCATTTGGTGGTCTATGCTTGGTTAAGGATATTGCTAAGGTATTCCGTGAGCATATGGTAAGAACTGAAGTACTAGCAGCATCTCTTAGAAATGTTAGAGATGTAGGTAGAGCATTTGAGTATGGTGCAGACATAGTTACTATGCCACCAGCAGTCTTTGAAAAGATGTACAATCACATTCTTACAGACAAAGGATTGGAACTATTTCAAAAGGATTATGAGGCAGTAGGTACAACTGCGTAGGCATTTATTTTTGTTAAGTAGGCCGGTCCTGAAATCCACATATCTGTATAAATAATGATAGAATTAAGGACAACAAGATGACCTGAGTTCTTTACATTATGAGGTTAAGGTTAAGGAGGTTAACGAAAATGTCTGGACACAATACGATTTCATTCAATCAACTAGCAGAATGGACGGAATTCGATTCATCACAAGATGAAAATCTAGTCAACGACTACTTTGATTGCTTGATCGAGTGTGAAGACGATCACAGTTCTTGCAAGAGAATATGCAAGGAGATGTTAATTTAGTTCACTAATTCAATTCAAATGTACACTGACCCTTGACTCTTTGAGTCAGGGGTCTTATAATATGTTCAGCTAAATAAAAAAAAGATTTATTCTTATGGCTTTATCAGAACAAGTAGAAGATTCTATGAGGGAGGCAGAAGGTAATTTAAGAAACGCATTGTCATTTGCAGCTAGAACTGAAAAGCCATTTATAGCAAAACATATTAGTGAAATGATTCATCTTATTGATGAACTTATTCATGCTGATGCATTCTTTGATAAGATAGACCGTGATCGCACATGTGATTGATGATCTTTTTGATATGCAATTTCTTGCAGATCTTGAAGACACTATATTAGAAACCCCAGTTTACTCAACCAATGTAGCAAACCCAGCTTCCTTTCCTCACGGAAGGACTGGTAGTCATAGATTATTTGGTGCTGATATATTTGTTAGGCATGGACTCAATCGAGTTGAAACCTTACATAAAGAAGCCAATAAATTTTTTGATGCCTTTGCTATCATAGAGCAGGAGGTTTTCAATTGTCCTATTTTTCTTAGGAGAATTGATCTCAATCTTCAGTACTATGGCCAGGATGGTTCTGCTCATACAGATGGTGTTGAAGATAATGATTGGACTATTATGATTATGAGTAATACCAAATGGAAACCAGAATGGGGTGGTCAATTTCAATTGTTAGAAGGAGATAAAGTTGTAGAGCAGCATGATTATGTGCCAGGTAGATTGGTTATCTTCCCTGGTAATGTCCTTCATAGAGGTCTTGCTCCGTTGGATAGATATGCTTACAGGTATACGACTGTCTTCAGGGTTGTTATAGATGACTTTGAAGGAATACAATCTAACTGGGATTAATTATGAATCAAAAAGAATCAGGTTTAAGTAAAGAAGACTTTGAATACTTACAAGAACATGGGTATGAATACACTCCCTTACCTATCCCTTTTGCTAAGAAAAAGGAGGCAGAAGCTTCTGCAAAAAGTTTATTTATTGAAAGTGTTTTAAAACCTGATAACGAACTTCGTCAGTGTGCTCGTAACCAGAAGTGTTATAATGAACTGATGGAAATTAGACAACATGTATTGGAGTACTTAGGGTATCATGAAAAAGCCTAGCATTGAACAAATAGACAATTTTTTCCCTAGGGATATTGCTGAGTTTGTTGCTCAGTATGCAGGGGATGCTGCGTATACTTATGGGGAGAGGGATAATTCTCCTGAAGATATATTAGATGTTAGAGATCCTACTGGGTTAGTTCATGAGTTATATAATTTAGAACATCCTGATCGTTTTAATACTGATATAGGTAAGAAGGGTAGTCCTGAAGATTCTAGGTTAGTTTATAATTGTTTTATAAAAGGTATTGGAGATAAGTATCCTGGATTTCTTGATGAGTATAAAGTATACAGATTGTATGTAAATTGTTTTGCTCCTAGAGAATTGGCATACTTTCATCAAGATTGTTATGAGGATGCCGATCAGTATACCTTTCTTTATTATCCTTTACATCCTTTATTTGAATATGATATTGTAGAGGGTGGATGTACAGAGTTTTATGTTGATAGAAAAGTTATAGGGACACCTCCTTTCCCTAATAGTATTGTTAGATTTAAATCGCAACTCTTACATAGAGCAACACCATTCAGGAGTCATCATAGATTTGCATATGCAATTAAGTTTGCTTGTAATGCTGAAGTTGATGAGTTTGTAAATGGATGATACTGTAGCGTATACATTTGATACTGAAGGGTATGTAATCATTGATGACTTTCTTTATGAGGATGTTGTTGATGAATTGCATGACCTTGCTGTTAATCATACAGATATAGATGATGTCTATCCTAATGATGGGTATCATTCTATTAACTTTGATAAAAATAATCTTCCCTTTGATGTCTTAGCTGATGTTATCAATGCTATACATGTAACCTTTTCTCCATTACATAATCTAGAATTTGATAGAGGGTGGGCTTTTGTATATAATAATTCGGCACATGGAGTAACACCTCATGCAGATCCTGCAGCAGTCAATGTTAATCTATGGGTAACTAGTAATGATTCTCTTAAAGATCCTACTCAAAATGGTTTAATTATTTACGATAAGAAACGACCTGAAGATTGGGTATGGGATCAATACAATTCTGATACAGATGGTATTAAACGATATTTAAAGGAGAGTAATGCTAAAGCAAGGTATGTTCCTTATAACTATAATAGAATTATAATTTTTGATTCTAAATACTTTCATAAAACCAACGGTGTTTCCATGTGGGGTGGAAAAAATAATCGCCGTGTGAATTATACATTTATGTTTAAATGATGGACTTTTATAATTATGATGACCTTACCATGAATGACAAGTGGAAGGTTACAATCTATCCTTTTTTTGATTCACACATTCTTTGTGTAGATAATATCTACAGAAATCCTAAGAAAGTATATGAGTATGTTTCTCAATGCCCTATAGTATCCTTGAAACCTAATACAAAAGGATCTCTTAATGGTGAATCCTTTTATGATGGGCAACACTATGCTAACTTAAGATTTGATACTAGAAGAGAAGTTTTATTTGCTAAGATATGTGAGTTCTATAAGATTGAAATGGGTGAAAATTTTGATCTTAATCCATTTTCTATTTTTAATCAGTTTAAACTATTAAAGAATCATCCAGGTCATCCATATTTTTGGAACCCACATGTCGATCATAATTTAAATGTATTAATTTATTTAAATCCAGATGAGAATTTTTCTCCTGGTACAAGTATCTACACAGGTACAACTAGAGGAAGAGCAGAGTTAACAAAGGATGGAGAATCTGATTCAGAACATACAGATCCTTGGAAAGATCCTTCTTATTTTCAGGAAGAACTCTGTATATTATCAAGGTTCAATTCTTTAGTTGCATTTCCAGGCCAATGGCCACACGGACAAACAATAGTTGATAATAGGTACACCAAGAAGACACGAATTACAGAGGTAACATTTTTCTAATGAGAGTACAATGCACAGTTTGTAATACTATAATTCAAAGCACTGGTAAGCCACAAGTATGTGGATGTAGCAACCAGATGGTAGTAGATGATACAGGATTTACAGCGAAATCTTTAGCGAATGTGAAGGTTCTAAATACTATTACAAATGTTACGGAATCTGGACATTTGACTGATGATCAGTTAAAATGGCAGGAACAACGCCGTAAGCGTAAAATTCGCAAACTTACTTTCGAGGAACGATGATCGACCTAGATGCACGATACCATGACTACCTTCACCTAAAGGAAAAGAAGTTCCGTATCGATGGCATCGAGGAACATGTCAAAGGGTATGGTTATACCGATGACGGTACAGATATAGATGGTTACTATGTGACCACAGAGAATCATACCATGTACTTTTGTAAGCAAGGTGGATTCAAGCGTAAAGAAGTATTAAAATGAGTGGAGACTGTAGAAATCAACCAGTCATCTTCTATAGTAAGGAGATGACTCTAGCAAAAATGATTCTCCTATCATCAAAGGGTGTTAAGTTTGACATAGAAGAATTAAAAAAAGAATTGACAAGAGTAGAAGGATAGTCTATAATACCTGATAGTAACTTAAGTTTATTATGTCTTGTGGACAGAATCATAAGTATGATGCCTATCAAAAAGCATCGGACGCATTAAAAGCAGCATTAGTCGAAGCCCTAAATACAGACGAGGAAACTTCAACGCTTGAAGAACTGTTCCAGCACTACATAGGTGCTAGAAATAGAGCAGACAAAGCATCAAATTCCTACAGCATTTACGGCGGCGACAGCGTTATAACTTTTGGGGATGGTTTTAATCCCGTACAAGCAGCAGATACAGTAGCATTTGATTACAGTGGTTTAGGCACTGATACTATCTTTACTGGATCTGATAACGATGTCTTTAATGTAGGTCTGGGGAGCAGCAGCGTTGACTCTATAACACTTGGATAATGAAAGCTCTGATCACTGGTATTACGGGACAGGATGGATCGTACCTGGCCGAACTTCTCCTTGAAAAAGGTTATGAAGTTCATGGTATAGTTCGTCGTTCTTCGATGATTAATACCCATAGGATCGATCACATATATGAGAAGATCCAACTCCATTATGGAGATTTAACTGACTCAGGTAGCATCATTAGTTTAGTTCAAAAGATTAAACCTGATGAGGTGTATAACCTTGCTGCTATGAGTCATGTGAAGGTATCATTTGAGATGCCCGAATATACTGGTGAGGTAGA